ATGTCTCTTATTTTGACCAATTTAAAACACTTTGGTTTTACTTTTGTTTTGCTGCTGGCAGGAGTTGTGAGCTTCGCTTTGTTTATAGGGGCTGACGCTCATTTGTTTGAAGACCCACTGGCTTATCAACTGGAAGATGAAGTGCATGTGTTTTATGAGAACGGCCAAGCCGTCGCCTATGTGATAAAGGGCGACAATGACAAAGGTTTTTATCTGGATAGCATGGCACTTCCTTCTACTGCTGCAGCATTTTCTGATGAAAAAAAAGTGGCTATTCCCGTGGTTTTTCCGGCGGATAACACAAACTTTAGCCTGAACATTGCCGACACTATCGAAACTCCGGAAGCCATTTATGATGATGGAGAGCCTGTAGTTGCTCTGTCAGACATCGAAAGCGGTTTTGGTGCCTTTCGGGACTTTTTAGTGGCCCATAAAATTGCAGATGAAAAACTGAACTGGACTTTTGGTAAAGGGCATCTGGTTCTGGTGGGAGACTTTGTTGATAGGGGGGCTTCTACCACGCAAGTGCTATGGGGTATTTACAAGCTCGAACAATCCGCCAAGCAACTAGGGGGTAAAGTCCATTTTGTGATTGGCAATCATGAAATTAAAAATCTACAGGGAAACTACCAATCGGCAAATGAAAAATATTTTTATATCGCAGGGATCCTGGGTAAGCAGCAGTTTCAACTCTTTGACGACAACGCCATATTAGGGCGCTGGTTAGCATCAAAAAATGTGCTGGAAGTGATAAATGGTGTTGCATTTGTTCATGGCGGACTTCACCCTGACATTTCAAAATATCAGCTTAGTGTTGAAGAGATAAACCGTATTGTTCGTGATGGTTATCGCAAGCTGTATTATACACCAGTTCAGGTAACCAAAGAATCGTTCTTGCGTTCCAGCACAACTGGGCCTGCATGGTACAGAGGTTATTTTAAAGATGATTTATCACAGAAAGAAGTAGAGCAAGGTTTAAAAGCTGTGGGCGCGAACGCTGTTGTCGTTGGCCATACCTTACAAAATAAAGTGAATGCCCTTTATGACCATAAGGTTTTTGCTATTGATGTCAGACATCCAAAAGATTATCTGAGTAGCTTCCCATTTCGTGCCAGCGAGGGCTTATTAATCAAGGATGGACAGTATTTTCGGTTATTAGACGATGGCGATGCAGAAGCTTTGTAACATCGGGGGACAGGCAAGCTGGCTTTTTGATCGAAAAGATGACTGACGGAAACCTAGGTCAAATTAAAGCTGGCAAGCGTAACCTAACTCCTGAGCAAGGCTTATTCATTGCAGAGCAATGCGGTTTAGATATTGGTGAAGTGCTTGTCAAACTCGACATAGAGCGCAGTAAGAACCCAGCAGTACAGGAAGCATTAACAAACTTCCTAAAGAGGATAGCCAAGGCAGTGGCAGTAGTCAGCCTGACACTAGGGCTGATGATGGCTCCTCAGAACCATGATGCTGCCGCATCAGTCTAATATTCAATTTAACATAATTGAAAAAAAGGGCCGATAAAGGCCCTTTTCATTATTAAAACAAATCAGAGTAATCATCTGAAATATATAATTCAATTTTAGCTAACTGATCACACACATAAGAATAATTAATTAAATAATCAAACTTATAGGAAAGAGGGTTAGCAGATAAAGAATAAATTCTTAAATTAAGAAGGGCGGCTTTAACTAAACTAAAGCCAAAAGAATCATCTAACTCACTAATTTCTGCGCGTTGAGAGAGCTTAAAATAAGCGTCGTCAATTTTAATTAAGAGAGCGTCAATTGCAGTAATAGCAAGAGATTTATCAGTTAATCCGTCAATAATATGAGCCTCTAAAGTTTGAATAAATTTCATAAACTCCTTTTACTTAAATTTTAAGTTCAGAAACTAACCGATTTAAATAATCGATAGTGTGAACTAGCATTTTCATCTTAGTACCTGATTTTATTTCATTCAAATCATGCTTAAGCTTTCTGAGCTGTAAAGAACTATTCTGCATTGACCATTTATAACGCCATAGCAAAGCAACATCACCGGATGTACAACGGCCATGCGGTGTATTTAACCAACCTTCAGAGTCGATATACATATCACGCCAAGCAGGGTGATAAGGCAGGTAGCCCTTACAGTGTACCTGCAAATAACGATGTGCTGTTACATGGGGTTCACCGTCATACCAGCGACGGCAAGTTCTGGGACAGACACCAAAGAATTTTGATGCCCGTTCATGTTTGTCATAGTTATAACCGAAGGCTTGGTGGTAGAGCTCCTGAAAATCTGTTAGCGGTTCAAATTTAGAAAGCTGCATATTAAAAATATCCCCTTAAAAATCAAAGGAATGGCAGTAAACATAAAAAACAGAATTTAACATGAATAAATCCTTATTAATCAATTACATATAAATTAACCTACCAAGTTAAGTTGAATGATAACAGGGTTTTCAATGCAGTAAGCAGATGTTTTTGAGGATTAAGCAAAGGTTTTTAATTCAGGAAAGCAAAAGCGGTGGAAGTAGAGAGAAATATTACCAAAATGGGAGAAAAGTGCAGTATTACTACCCTTTTCGCCTTCCGGCAGAGTGGTGAAAATAATTTATCTCTGTTCTGGTGATGTGCGTACGTGGCTCAGAATGCCTTCAGTTCAGTTACGCCAAAACACAAAAGGCCCGTTCGGGCCTAATGAGTTTCTGTCGCTGAGTTTATTTAAAGCGGTCTATTTCGGATTTGAAGCAAGAATATCTTTGTCATCGCGCTTAAAGGTGAGGCATCCAACCTGTTTTATAACGCCACCAGTGACTTTAACTCTGATATTGCATTCGGCGATATGCTCAACAACCTGATAGGGGCCTATGTCTATAACGTTGTTGTTGGCGTCGACCCAGTAGTATTCGACACCTCTGCCATTAATGACCACAGAAGAGCTGTAATAAAAATTATCGTCTTTTTCGGGTGTTTTTTTAAGTTCTGACTTAGGTTCAGTTTTTTCTTTTGATTTTAAAGCGGCTATTTCACCCTGTGCTGGCTTGGGGTGGTAATACTCATACGGAGCCACTGGCTCAGCATCGCAACTGCCATAGAGAGCTTTGTACGTCTGATTACAAGTAAAAAAGCCTTTGCGCGGTTCCTCTGGCTGAAAAACCACTAGTGCATTCACCATAAAGGCGGACAGTGCTGCACCAATTAAAAAAGGCCAATGTTTACCAAAGTTTTGAGTTTTAACGTCACTTTTCAATTTCTCCCACTTGCTAATGTATCGACCATGCGTGAAATACGCTGGCAGAACGCGGCTAATCGCCTGAATTTCGTTGTTTGAGCTGAACACCTGTTCAGTGTCATATGCGTCATAAAGATTTTTGCCGTTGTACCACCAGCGGTCTACGGTCGGTGCATACGCACCGTCACCATATTTAACGACCGCAAGGTGCACTTTCGGCAAAGGCAGTTTCAACAAAGGAATATTAAATCTGTCCATCCGGCGGCAATATACAACATGCTCAGCAAAGGATTCACGCGCCTGGCTATCCATCACCGACACATCCTGAATGATAAAGAAAATATCCCAGCGCTTTTTTCTGGCGTTCCGGCACCATTCGATTAACGCGCCCCTGTCTTTGTCGTTCCAGCTGCGGCTGTTGAACCATGTACCGCATTCATCCAGAACTAAAGCGCCGTTTCTGCCGTCATTGGGACCGTCTTCATCATGGCCCATCGGTAAAGCATCTAAATCGTGAACAGTGGGCTTATTAGGAATGCGGTAAATCTCTGTATTGCGCTTCCAATAATCCATCAGGTGCTCAGGGTTTAAATTGAGATTGGTAGCAACTTTACGGCCTTGAAGGAGGTAGTGCTGAATTCTGGCCACTGCGGCCAGAGACTTTCCGGCGCCGAGTTTTCCGGTGATCACATAAACAGGCATATGAAGCACCAATAAGTCACAGTTTGTTGCAACCGGTTAGTCACATATAAATTAACCAGGTAAATCACAGCTTAAGCCCTGCTAAAACCAGCGGCTCGTTCAGCCATTCTAAGCTTGAGCTTAGCGACTTCTTTGCTGATGTTATAAGCAGCACCTACTAGGTATGTAGCTAAGCAAATCTGCATACAATCAGACGTATTGGAGGGTAAAGCAGACAAAAAGGGACTGGCATACGTAGGGACTTCAATTCCCTGCAGTAAATTACCCAAATCAGTATTAATTTTACCAGCGAGCCAACTAATAGCGGCGTAAAAAGCGACACAAGCAATAATGTAAATCGCGTACAACTTCAATGCGCCAGTAAAATACCAGAGCATTGCTTTCCCCCAGATTTTCATAAATGCAGAAACAAAAAAGCCAGTGATGGCTGAAATAATGGCAGCTAATGGCATTAGGCTAATCTCTCTCTTGTTAGAATTCGCATGAAGTGGGTATAGACAAAAAACGCTGTAGAAACGGCAAAAACCCAGTAAAGGATTTCGCGGATTTCACTCAAATAACGACACATATCAAAAGAGTAAGACTTGTTTTTAATTGTGAAGGTAAGTTCAGAGCATTGCGTGGGTTGAATGGTAAATTTCTGAGCTAAATCGGGTGGCTTCATGTTATCGCCAATTCGATTAGCAAAGTCATCGCGAACAGCTAACCTGCCAAGGTCGGTATTATTTACCTGAGTCTCAGCTGCGTCAGTCAAATCCTTAAAATTCTTAGTGAAATGTTGGTCTGCATCCATGCCATCAAGCTGCCCTTGCAAGTTGTCAGAAGCATCTGAACCAGCTTGAGCGATTGCATCAGGATCGCCAGTGAGCGATTCACCAATACCATCGAGCGTTGTTTTAATATCGCCGAGATTTTGACCTAAGCCATCTAGCTTTTCATTGGTAGCAGTATCATCATCACCGCCACCCGTGCCGGAACCGTTTTCAATTGCTGTTTTTATATCATCCAACTGTTGACCAAGCTGACCAGACAAACCGCCAAGCTTGCCGTTAGTCTGCATGAGTTGAGTTTCGATATTAGCCAAACCAGTTGAATTATTTACAGCGTTCACAATGCGGTCAGTGTTGTTATTGCCTTGCGACTGTAGGTTTTGAATATTGGATTTTACAGCCTGAAAACCATCCATTGTTTCGCCAAGCTGAACCTGTGCAGTATTAGATATATCGCCAAGCAAAGAGACGGTTAATTCACCATCACCGCCACCACCAGACGAATTGTTTATCGCTGATAAAAGTTCGTTATGTTTAGCATCCCGGGTCATAGGGTCATAGAGTTGGCCTTGAACGGACACAACATTATTTTTTACATCCTCAATAGCGGCTAAAAGTTCAGGTGTTCCCTCTTGATTTTCAATGACAGTATCTAGCTTATTACCTAAAGAAGTTGCGCGAATATCTGCGTTTCTTTCAGTAGCGGAGAACAGTTGTCCGGAATAATTTCTAATGCCTTGCTGGGTATTACCAAGAGCATTCAAAATGTTATCGGCATTCGCCGCTACAAAGGAGTTTGTATTAGAAATGTTGTGGTTAATTGAATAAATACCAGCCTGTAACGCGTTTCTGCTATCGACGGCTTCTTCACCAAAATATTGCGTCAAAGAATTCAGGCGAGAAGTGATATTTGTCAACGAGTTGGTGGTGTTCTGAGCAAAAGAACTGCTGTTATTTTCATCAATATCTGAAGGTCGAATAGTGGGAGCTACCAAAGGAGGGGGAAGCTCCATAGGAGGTAGTGGGATTGGAGGCGGTGGCTCTGTAGGCTCCTCAGAGCATTCAACTCCAGCTAGACAACCAGTAAAATAATAAGGTTCGCCTACCCAGACACCAAACGAATCCAATGTACAGGTCGCTCCAGGAGTAGCTTTTACCTGACAATGGTCATTACCTGTGAACACTGAACCGACATCGGCACAGGATGAAGCTCCAACAAAGCGAACTGAAGCTGTTTCCCCGAGATCAGCTTTTTGACGACATGAAGAACCATCATCAGAAGCAGAATAAACAAAGGGGGAGGCCATCAACAATATGACGGCAACTAACTTGGCAGGAAGTATTGATTTCATGCTAATGGCCTCTTTAACACTTAGCTTGCGGCTTTGCCGATAAATTTCTTAAACAGACCAATGCCGACCACAGTCAACGTGATACCAATCACAATTGGCCATGCCTGAGAACCCATATCACTTGCATCAGCGGCAACAGCATCAAAAGCAGCAACAATTGCTGGATCTAACGCGGCATGAGCAGACGCAGTTACACCTAAAAGGCCAGAAGCAGCCACACCCAGTTTTGTACGTAATTTCATAGCAGTGTTCATAGTGAACTCCTTAATTAATGGCTTTCCAGACAAGGCGTCTGAAAGTATAAAAGCTGGCACCTAAGCACCAACCCAATGCACCGGCTGACATAACAAAGCCGGAAACTTCAATAGGAGTAATCATTTTGCAGATGACTCCCATGAATTCATGGCAACAAAAAAGCAAAGACAGGCAATAGCGGTTGTCAGTGCAACTGTTGACTGTTCAATAGCGGTAACAACATCACCTGATGACGATGGAGGATTAGAGCCTGTGCCTGAGCGGACTTCTTCGGCAGTGGGTAGCCAAAAGCCATCACAGGTTTCTAAGGTGTCATTGGTTAAAATTGGAGCTCTGTGGTGTTGAACCCAGTACTGGCCAGATGCGTTATCACAGGCTGCTTCATAGCCTGCAATCTGGTTACAAACCCTGACATATCCAGATTCATTCGGCTGAATAATCCACGGGCCACTAGGTAAAGCAGGGGCTGGCAGCATGCACTGAGCTGAAGCACCTGTAGCGGTAAAAATAAACAACAAAAACAACAGATATTTCATAACAACCCCTTACTTCATTAGGTACAACACGTGGTTCGACAGAATGGCCTATCCCCCTTTTTACCCATCCCTACCTCTAAAGAGGCAGGGACGGGTAATAGGGGGGAAATGTTTAACCGGCTTTTTGGTGTTGGTCTGGAATGACGAAAATGGTTTGTTCCCAATCATTGGTTAAATAGGTCCTGAATCCAGCGGATTGCCCGCCACTCATAGCGAAGGCTGAATGCCAAACAGGGCAGATAATTGTTTTGCCGATATAAGTAGCAAGCTTTGCTGGAGCGCCAGAGGCAACGAGTGATTTGCTCAGTGAAATATCTGTGATTTCTTCTTTTTAGCCGCCATAGCCATCAGGCAAAAAAGTAGAGATGCCTAACTGGTAGGTATTAACGATTTCACCTGTGTTGCGGTTAGTAAAGTTGCCAATTTTTACGCCTTTGCATTCACCGATAACGGCATGGCCTGAAATTTTGATAGTTTGAGTACTCATAGTGATTGTTCCTTATTGAACTAAGTAAAGTTTTAAATGTGCAGGGATTGCGGCAGGTTTAGCCTCAAGAACGCGAACGAGCGGCACAACATTGCTGGCCGGACGGTCAATATCGTCTTTAGGTAAGCTGATATCTATTTCATGAACTTTGAGAGCATGGTAATGACGGTAAAATGTGCCATTAGGCAGCATTGAACGGACATCAAAACCCTGACTCCAAAGGGCATAGGTGCCTTGCAATTTGCTGGGCAAATTCAATAAGGCTTCATCTTTTAAACTGACGTTAGCGGTCATATCTAACCTCGATAAATAGTCATTAAAAATATTACTGACTCCAAGTTCAGTAAGCTGCAGGGCTGTTACTTCATCCGTATTTGTCAGTTTTTTAAGCTCGGGTGCCCTCAGCACGAGCTCTAGTCGGATTTTGTTTTCGCTGAATCCCAAAAGGGGCGAATTTAAAAGGTGCGGTGGCAATCGGTGGCCTTTTTTGCCTTCCATGATTTCGTCGTACTTGGAATAGCCTTTTACTGACCAGCGGCGTGAATGCTGGCCGAAATAGAAGGTTCCGCGTTTTACTGTGGCTCTGCCATGGCGTGTTCTGGCCTTGACGGTCATCGCGTCGATAAAGGCGCGAACGTCTGATAGTGACGGCAGTTCAAAGCTGTAGTTGATGTCGACACGCTTAACGAAATACATGCCATTCATGATGCGTTTACGGGTGAAGGCGTCGATAGTCAGGCCAAGCACTGGCGCTATGAACTCTAAGGTTCTGAGCGTCAGCAGATTGATATCGTCGATACCGATGATGTTGTGACCCTGTAAAAACTTGGTCGGGTTGCCTGTAAAGTACAGGTGGTCAGCATATTCAAGGCATTCAGTCACGTTGTTGCTTTTGAACTGCATGGAGGATTCGAAGGAACCCTCTAGCTGTCTGGCTACTGGTACGACCCAACGTTCAACACCGTCTGAATCGACGTTGATCACATGGCCGTTGTTGATGCGCTTGTGGCGAATTGGGATGACGCAGGTTAGCCAGTCAATCATGATGCGTCACCAGTGACGGGCCTTTCAATGGACACAAAGCGACCAGTCTTAACATTTCTTAAACCAGTCAAAGTTAGGTTGGAATTGTCGACACAGAGACTGGCGGCAAGTTTGAAATTTGGTGCTACAGAAGCTGGAACCCATAAGGTAACTTTCTCTAAACCCTTGTTGCGCTGGGCTTGTTCATAGCGGGCATTGCGAGAGGCCGACATCATTTGACCTCCTGCTTTGCTATGTAATCACCAGCAGAATTACGGGCATATTTGGTGCACATGCAGCCGCCGTCTTGGTCGTAGATGCAAAGACAGGTCAGGCAGAAATCTGCGCTAGATGATTCAACTTGCATGGCCAACGCATTCTTTTTTAAGGATAAGGCGCTTTGCTTAAAGTAAGACCTAACGGTGAGGTGCTTAAGTGGCAGCAATGTCATGCCATTGATTAAAGGTTCATCGATTACATACATCATCTGGCTGTTTTCCCTGTAACAAGGTGAGAAAAACCACAGGTCCAATCTTCAGGATTCTTTGGCTTTTTGCAGGTTGTCGGGTTATCCCAATCTTCAGCTTTGCCGCACAGTGAGCAGTACATACAGCCAGATTCGAGAATTTTGTAATTGATGCCTTCTTGGGGCTTTGTGAGCGCTTTAAGCTCCTGTGCAACGTAGTGAGCGGCACGCAATGATTTGCGGCGGGTGATTACAACGACAGGGTGCGTTTTGCGGGTTGCAAGAATAACGAAGCTCATTGTTTTTGCTCCGATTCTGATAATTTTTTGCGTAATTTTGCTAACTCTGAACGCAATATCCGGTCAGATTCTAAGCAGTGGTCAAAATAGTCCCGATACTTATACATAAGGTAAGTTCGGCCAGCTAAAAAGCCAGAAACAAAGAAACAAAATGAAATAACAGAAAAGAAAAAATAGTCATTTGCTAAAAGCTGAATCAATGCCTGATGTGTCTGTGAGTAGTTCATTAGAATGCCTCCTTATCCACAGATTCTGTGGATAACTCAACAGAATCAAAGTCACGGTCTAGGCTGCAAACAGAGCAGGTGACATGATAAAAATCGGCTTCATGGTCTTTGGTGGCAGTAGCTAGGTCGTAGTCGCAAGCAGGACAAAAACAGTTAACTTCTAAAGGTCGTGTAGATAGCTGGTCATGGGTGTCAGAGATAACGGTTAACACCAAGCGGAGGCTGGCATCAAAAGGACTGGCTACAGGAATATAAGAATTACTTAAAAGGTTTTCGTAAAACGTGCGCTGCCATGACTCATCAAATTTAGCTACTTTGCCAAGGATGGTGAAAAAGCCCATCAGGTCTTGGCACGCATCATCACTTTCAGGAGAATAATCGAATACATCACGGTCAAAGTCTAAGCCGCACTTTGGGCAGATAGTCGGATAAAAGGCAGCTTCGTCACCGTTTTGAACTTTAGTACGAGGATGGTCGCACGCTATACATAATTCAGGGCGAGCCTCAGCAACAGGTGAAACAGCGGGAACCGTGTCAGTGGGTTGCTGCTGAGACTCTAAAAAGGCTTTGCGCTGTTCTAGGCTAAAAAACTGAACACCTACAGCAACAGACATAAACTTTGAATGAGGCAGCTGGGTAAACGATATGATGTCAAGGTGACCGCAGTGAACGGAATAACAATCAGTGCCGTGAGCGACAACATCACAGCCAGCATCACGAAGATGGGCTAAAGCTTCATCGGCTGTGCTGGCTGAGAAAACAATGGTCTTTGCTTGGTCTAGGGTTAGTGTGGTCATTTCAGGTTCCCGCCTTAGTGATAAGTGTTACGTCAATGTTGACGTAATTCACGGTACGTCAAATCTGAAATAACGTCAAGCATGACGTGATGATCGTTGATAAACTACTGGGAAATGGAAGGGGATTGAAATGCAACAAGAAAACTACAGCTACTGGCTAATTCAGCAATTCAAAGAATTAAAAAACATTAAGACAGATACAGAAGCTGCCAACCATATCGAAGGTGCAAACCAAGGAAACTTGGCAAACATAAAAGCTGGGAAGCGACACCTGACACCAGAACAAGGTTTATTTATTGCGGAACAATGCGGTTTAGATATTGGTGAAGTGCTTGTCAAACTCGACATAGAGCGCAGTAAGAACCCAGCAGTACAGGAAGCGTTAACACAGTTCCTAAAGAGGATAGCCACGGCAGTGGCAGTGGTCAGCCTGACGCTAGGGCTGATGATGGCTCCTCAGAACCATGATGCTGCCGCATCAGTCTAATATTCAATTTAACATAATAATCAATAGTTATAGCGCAATTGATAAAAACTGTAATAAAACAAAACATTTAGCGAAAGGTGATAGGTGGCATTGTGGACAAATTGACCAAGTACGCGCCACCCAAAGCGCACGTTAAGCGACCATCTTAGACAAGACTTTTACATCCATTTTTCCCGACTTCTTCACTTCCTGCCAGAAAATTACCATTGATTCACTTCCACGCTTCATTTCAAATTCAATATGAGCGTCAGCCAGCACAGACAAAGGATTTAGGTCTAAAAGGTATGAAATTTTTAATGCAAGCTCGTCATTCATAACAGTACCGTTAGTCCTGTACATGCTAATTCTTGAAGGATTTTCATTCATTTTCTTTGCGAGCTGGTAGTCAGATCCCAATGAATACGCGGACTTGACCGCATCGAGATATTCGACGGTTTTCATGTTTTGTTCCCCCAAGAACACTATTTATACAAGCGCAGTGTAGGCCTGTATTCCAATGGCTACAACTATTCCAATGCGTTGATATATCCAACGGGTTGGAATAGCCTTTGTCCGTCTTCGCCGTTCCCCAAGAACACAGAGACAAATCCCTACGGGCGGCCAGTCAGAACTCCAATTTCCTGACTGGCTTAGCCCGACCGACTGTAGGGGTCGGGGAATAGGGCGGTCAAAAACATACAGTGGAGTATCCAGCATGGATATATATACAGTACATCCCGAAAATGAACACAAACTTAAAGCCCCCATGGAGCTTTTGACGTATCTGGCCGCACATGCCAGCAACGACCAAACGGCTACTGCCAGCATTAATTCAGCGATTGTCGGCCTTAAGCAGTGCGCAAAGCTGAACGCCATCACACCAGAGCAAGCCCAGCGCAATGCCTCCTACCTCGACAAAATCAAAGCCATCCTTAAACCAGCCAAAGCCGTTACGCAGTCAGCCAAGCCCGTTTACACCAACCGTTTAATGGGGCTGCCGCTATGAGCCAACAAAAGCACAGTAATGCTATGCCAGTTGAAAACCCGCTGTTAAAGAGCACTGCCAGGCATTACACATTAGAAAGAACTCAATTTCACTCTATAAACCTGATTTGTTCAGTCTGCGAACGCACAGAGTTTTCAGTGCAAATTATTAGCGATAGTTTTTTTTGCTACTGCACCAGTTGCGGCGTAAATCACCAGTTAAGCGCGTACAAAGGCGAATTAAACGCAAACCAAACAGTTGCTGAATTACTGGTTAAGCAGCATCAGCCAACGGTTGAAGTTGTGGAGGATGCAGCATGAGCAGCGTCACCAGCATTGAACAAATCCGTCGTGAAGCCGCAGCCAGAGCTTTGGAAATTGAAGCGAACCATTTGATGTGCTCGCCAATGAAAAAAGAGGAAAGCTATTTTTTAACAGCCAGAATGGCCAAGTTATTGAAGGAAAGGGCTCAGAAGTACCGCGACGGCTTGCTGCCGCTTAAGGTGATGTGCCCAGGTTGCGGAATTCAATTACTTAAAGAGCTGGAAGGCGGCTACTTGTCTTTTTGCCGCCATTGCGTTGCCGCGTTCCCGCCAGCGCCAGACTTCAACGGTTTTATTATAGTTGGCGCATTTCCAAAATTTGAGTGGAAGCCAGTCACACCGAACGCTGTTGCCTATATCCAGAACAACGGGAAGGTGGCGCAATGAAAGCCTGCGATCAATTCAATGCATTTTTAAACCAGTTTGAAAGCCACACCGCAAGAATACAGGTCGGCCATGCATACAAAATAAAGCAAGGGGACGTTGTGGACTACATAGCCAACAACGTGGCCGAACTGATCACGCCAAAGGGCCGCTTAGAATTTACCCACGAACAAAGCGTTTCGCTGGGTGATTACATTTTTTACGGTTCGCTGGGCAGCTCTTACCACGTTAGCCAAACCATGTTTAAGCGACTGTTCTGCGATAAGGCCCACTGCATTGCTTTGCCAGGGCAGCCATTGGTTGAAGAAAGCTTCGCTGGTAATCCGCTTGTTTGGCATTCAGTGATCAAAATCAATGACCGCTATTTCAGTGAATTCAAAAACGGCAGGGTAATGACTGCATGGTGTATCGAAGGTGCGAAGAAATTTAAAACCAGAAATAACCCTGTAGCAGTAGACCAAATTCAAAAAATTGTTGCAGAGCTGCAGTTGAAAAAGAAAAAGCCAAAAGTACTTGAAGTGGGGTATTGGTCGCGTCATCCGGCGGGAAGCGAAGAAAAATTAAAAAGCGTTACCGACAGCGCAACCGAGCAGGATGCAGCAGTGGCAGAGAAGGCTTATTCACAGGGCTTTCTTGACGGGTACTTTACCGAAGAAGTGTTAAACAACCCCAATGCAGCCGCTGCTGATGGTGCCTCAATGTACACCACATTTTTTTGCTCTAAGGCGGGTGCAGCATGAACACTCAATTTCAGCCAAAAGCAGGCGAAGCCTGCATGTACATGGAAACCGGTGGCGTGAACTGGTGCATGTGCAAAATCATTGCTCAGTACGAGGGAAAGGTGTGGTTACACAACTTTTATACCGGAAGTACTCCAGTCAAAAGATTAGGCCAAGTCAAATTTGAACCACTGCCTAGCTACAAGGTAGGTGCAGCATGAGCAAATTAAAGTCAATTAACTGGACTCAGATTAGTGAGCTTGGCCTTTTAGAAAGAATAAACAAAGAAATTATGCACCCCCTTGGGTTGGCTGTTTTTAGAAGTACAGATGGTAATTCTGGCGGCGCACTTGTTTCGGATGACGGTGTTTTTCAATACGCAGAAGGTATGCAGCTGAAGAACTTCGACTCAGAAAAAGTTAAAGAAATGCTGGCTTTAATGGTTGCTGAAGGCAGTGATCAAGGCGGTGCAGCATGACTATCGGTTCATTTGATATTCCATGTTCAGGCTGTGGCGTGAATTTAACTCAGGAAAATATCGGCGGTTATCGCTGCTATTGCAGCACCTGCGTTGATGTGATCCCGCAACTGCCAGATGCGCCAGCCGGAACGGGTTTTATCCTTACCGGCACTTACCCGCATTTTAAGTGGCACGCCGCCGCTGATAAACCAGCAGCGCCGAGTAAAGGATTCAAGGACGAGGATATCCCACAATGAATAAACCATTTTTAAAATGGGCTGGCGGCAAGTCGAAACTGGCTGCCCGTATCAGCGCTGTGTTGCCAAAGGCTAAGTGCCTGGTCGAGCCGTTTGTGGGTGCCGGTTCAATTTTCCTGAACACGGATTATGAAGCCTATGTGTTGTGCGACATAAACCCCGACCTGATTAACACCTTCACGCAGCTTAAACAGCATCCATCGTTATTTATCGCCGATGCACGGGAGCTGTTTGTATCGGTCAATAACACCGATGCCATGTTTCGCCAACTGAAAGCCAGGTTTAATTCCACCGCTGATCAGTACGAAAAGGCACTGTTGTTTGTGTACCTGAACCGTTTTTGCTTTAACGGTCTGTGCCGGTACAACAAGAAAGGTGAATTCAATGTGGGGTTTGGAAAATACAAAGAACCGTATTTCCCATGCGAAGAAATGATCGCTTTTGCCAGCCGCTTAGACCGCGCCGAACTGCATTGCCGCAGCTTTGAAGAAACCTTCAAACACCTGCCAGCTGACAGCGTTGTGTATTGCGACCCGCCATACCTGCCGCTATCCAGCACTGCAAATTTCACAGCCTACAGCACAGGAGGTTTCGGCACAGTCGAACAGCGCTATTTGGCCTATCTGGCGAAAAACTGCCAAGTGCCTGTGGTTATTTCAAACCACGACACAGCCGAAAGTCGAGGCCTGTACTCAGGCGCAGAACTGCAGTGCTTTGAAGTACAGCGCAGCATATCAACCGACATAGAAAACAGAGGCAAAGCCAAAGAGCTGATCGCCTTGTTTACACCAGTGGAGAGGGCAGCATGAACGAAATATCAATTGGAGTTTTAACCGGCATGCTGTGGGCCGCGAATGTGATCTTGCTAGTGAAGGAAGCTAAAGCACAGCTTTCTAAAAACGAAAGAATTGCCCTAGGAATTACTCAGTTAGCACTGGCAGTGATGCTGCTTATTTGCATAACAAAAGCGACAGGGGTATCAGCATGAGCCAGCAAACAAATACAGCCGCAGTAGCGGCAATCACAAATTTTCGTGTTCCGGCTGGCCGAGCTGTAGCAGTTTTAAAAGACAAGCTTCAGGGCTTAATGGCTATTGCACCAGTCGGCTATTCCAACGGCGGAACAGAAGTGCATGAGCGTTTAGGATTTATCCAGCACATAAACCCTGATCCAACCTGCGAACACGCCGCCTTTGATTTTCTGTATACCGACGAAGAAGGCACGGCAGAAACCACCATCGTAGACGACGAAGAAATAACCATGTGCTTTATGCCACACCAGCTGCATTTGCTGGAGAAGTTTCAAACCAAAACAATCACTAAAACCGCTGCTGTTGGTTTCACTGTTTTCAGCGAAAAGGCGCTGTTGTCATGATGAAAAAACCGCAAATTTTAACCGCTGTTGGCATCACCGGCATGATTGTAATCACGCTGATGGGCCTTTACCCGCGCCAGAAGCTAAGCCATGCAGAGTACTGCGCCGAAGAGCAGGTGTCGCGCCGAATATCAGACGGCCGCCTTGTTGAGTCACGCCACTGCAAAAGCTGGGTAGGTTGGCCAATTGAAATTGTTGAAGTTAAAAACTAACCAAGAAAAGGAATAGAAGATGAACGCACTGCATGTTAACTGCGCTAAAGGCGCAACTGTAAATATTCATGTAACCACCTTGGGTTTTGAGCAACAAGCCTGCAGGGCAGAGCCGAACACAGGGATTGAGTGGAGCAAAACACTGCTGGAAGGCGAAGCGGTAAATTACAAAGCTGCAGAAAAAGCCATAGCAGAGCTTGGCGATGGATGGCGCATGCCAACCCGTGAAGAGCTGTTAACGCTGGTCGATTTGAATCGTCATGACCCATGTATTGATGCCGAAAAGTACCCGGACACCAAAAGCAGAGCCTACTGGACAGCCACGCCGTGCGCTTGGAATGAGTCTGCCCGTTGGGTGGTCAATTTCGGCGACGGCTATCTCGGCGCCTATCACGATGGCTACGACGCCTGTGTTCGTGCCGTGCGCGCCAGTCAGTAGTTTTGTTTTTTGAGTTAACTAAACCAGAAGGAATGCAAGTATGAAACGTTTTCTACTAAATGAAGCTGGCACAGAAGTAACAGATTCTTTAACGGGTCTGATCTGGAGTCAAAACACAGTAGCCAGCGACGTGAATCACGCCGATGCAGTAAAAGCAGTTGAAGCCATGGGCGAAGGCTGGCGACTGCCTACGGTAGATGAGTTACAAACCATTGTTGACCGCACCAAATACAGCCCTGCGATAGATGCTGACGCCTTTCCGGACACCGAAAACGACTGGTACTGGACCAGTACCGCTTGCGCTTGGAATGAGTCTGCCCGTTGGGTGGTCTATTTCTACGGCGGCGTTGTCTACGGCCTTCACGTTGACTGCTACGCCTGTGTTCGTGCCGTGCGCGCCAGTCAGTAACTTTTTGCCTTTTTGATAAGTAAGGGAAGCTATGACGGCTAACAACGGATTACCGCAAATTGCAAGAAAGGCAGAGGCTTTGGCTGTGGCTATTGAAAATGCAGTCAGAGGATTTGCCAGGTTCAACAAGTACGCAATAGGTTCAGAATTAAGGGCAGCAGCAATGCTAGTCGTTAAAGTGTGCAACCGAGCGTGGCGTGATCGTAGCCGTCAAATGCAGTGGGTAGATAAACTGGTTTGGGTGATAGATGAATTAAAGGTTGTGGTGCAGCTGGCAAAACAGCTTAACGCGTTTAAAAGCTTTAGTCAGTTTGAAGCAATTATCCGCATGGCTGACGATGTTGGTCGCTGCGCCGGAGGCTGGAGACGAGCTTTGCATGAAAAGAGCCAGAATTCTGCAGCTTTAACGCAGCAGGAGAGTGCTCAGATACTGAGTGACCGTTCCGCCTCGCAAGTTTCGGGGCTAAAAAATCGACAACATCACGCTACCAGAGGGGCTGTGTGATGGCGTTTCAAGTGAGCGGTAACAAGTCTGCCCGTTGGGTGGTCAATTTCAACAACGGCAATGTCAACGACAATCACGATGACAACAACGCCTGTGTTCGTGCCGTGCGCGCCAGTGAGTATCAGTGCAAAGAATTTGTTTCGCTCAGGCAGCTGTATGAAGCCTGGGTAAAAGCCCGTAAAGGTAAAAAGCCAAGCTCAAACCAGTTTATCTTCGATACCAGCTGGACTTCTGGCTTGCTGGAGTTGCAGCAGGGTATTAACAGCTGCACATGGCATCCAAAGCAAAGCACATGCTTTATAGCTACAAGACCAAAGGCCAGAGAAATACACGCGCCGGACTTTGCTGATCGCGTGGTTCACCATTGGTTGGTCCCTCAGCTTGAAAAGCTTTGGCAGCCAGCCTTTATTTTTGACAGCTACGCCAACCAGAAAGGCAAGGGCTCGCACAAAGCAGTTGAGCGTTTGCAGCAATTTATCAGGCAGACGCCTAAAGCGTTTTATTTGCAGTTGGATATCCACAACTTCTTTAATTCAATTCACAGGCCAACGCTGTGGGGCCAACTTAAGGCGAAGCTGTTGAGGCATGGCGCCTCAGATCAGGTTATGCACGCCACACATGCACTTTTGAAAAGTCACCCGCTACAGCAGGGCGCAAAATACCTTTGCAGCGATAGCGAACGCGACATAGTGCCTATGCACAAACGCCTTGAGAATTCAGCGCCAGGCTGCGGCTTGCCTATTGGTAATTTAAGTTCGCAGTTCTTCGCCAATGTGTATCTGGATGCGCTGGACCAGTTTGTTAAACATCATTTAAAAGTAAAGCGTTACCTGCGCTATGTGGATGACTTCGTGCTTATTCACAAAGACAAGGCTCAGCTGCTGGCGTGGCAGGAGGAAATAGAGTGCTTCATAGCAGAACGTCTAAAGCTCAAGTTAAAGCCGGATATTAAGCTGCGACCACTGGCAGACGGCATCGACTTTTTGGGTTATGTCGTGAGGCCAACCCACACGCAAAGCCGTCGCCGAGTAGTGGCTCATTTTCAGGAAGCACTAAACGCATTTGAAAGCCAGCACGTAAATACAGGCGCAATTACAGCCACGCCAGAAAGAATCCGGCATATTCGCTCTGTAGTTGCAAGCTATAGCGGTCATATCGCTAAAGCTAACAGCAGCCGTCTTATGGCTAAGTTGGTTCAGCGCTACCCATGGATGACAGCTGCCGCAGCGAAAAGAACGTTTGATTACCGCTTAGAAGGGCAACTGATAAGTATTGGAACAACCAAAAGAGCAGGGGTCGTGTCATGCACTTAAACCCAGCCCTTAACCGTGATCAGCAGCGTTTTGTCGATAAAATGCTGCATGGGATGCCAAAGTCTTTCACCGCAGAGCTTTGGCCTTTGGCGCAGGCAGCAAAAGACAACCCGACACCAGAAAACAACCTGAAGTTACGCAAGGCGGCCACGAAAAAGCGCAAGCAATACGGCCGCAAACTGCGTTACCTGCAACAGTTTAAAATTCCTGCCAAGGTGATCAACCACAAAGAAAGCACCAAAAAGCTGGCTGACGAACTGGCCCAGCAGTGTTATGCCGACATGGTGGAAGCAGCCGAAGGTTTGGGGCCGGAATACACTGAACACGAAGACAGAGTAAAAGCGGTGTACGACATCGTATGCAGTTTAAGCGTGCAACGTTTGCCACAGGTTCAGCCGCCGCTGTGGGGCATGGAAACCGACACTTTAGCTATGGAATGCGCTTTACTGCGGATCCAGTGTGCCAAGTGGTGGCGTCGTAAGCTGTTAAAGCTGCGCCGTCAACACCTTGAAACGCTGGAAATAATGCAGGGCAAGGTTGGCAGGGAATCCAGCCCATACGCCAGCCGCCGAGCTGTTGCCGAGTTTATCCGGGATAAAGCAGCACAACGTCGCTGGGCCGAGTCGTTAACTCTGGTCAATGAATGCGGCGACGAAATAGCGCTGATCAATGCGATTGAAGCCAGCACAGCCAACCCTGAAAACGCCCGGGCTGAACTGATGAAACGCATTCGCGGCATGGAAGAGTGGGCCGAAGAAATAGGCTTTGGAGCTGTGTTTATCACAGTGACATCACCGTCTGAATACCATTCAGCCAGCAGCCAATGGAACGGCAGCAACCCAAAAGAAACCAGCAGCTATATGGTTGATACCTGGGCAAAAGCACGCGCCAAATTAAAAAGGGCAGGTGCCCAGTATTTCGGTGTACGGGTAGCAGAACCACACAAAGACGGTACGCCGCACTGGCACATGCTGCTGTTTGCACCAAAGGGCGACCTTAAAGAGATTTGCCGTTGCATTCGCTGGTACTTCTGTAAAGAAAATAAAGACGAACTATTAGCCCGTTTTAAAAACCGCCATAAGTTACGCAAGCTTTACCGAAAAGCGCGTTCTGCGTGGGGCTATCAAAAGTCATTAGGTAAAAAAGCCAGCGAACCACGCAAGTTCCATTATCCGTTTCAGCCACGATTTGATGCTGAATACATCGACCAAAGCAAGGGCAGTGCAGCGTCTTACATTGCGAAATATGTCAGCAAAAACATTAACGGTTTTGAAGTAGCTGATCTGATAGACGCCGAAACAGGCAAAACCTTGGGTGAAGGCGTAATGAACGTGAAAACGTGGGCCAGCGTATGGAGTATTCGCCAATTCCAGTTTCAAGGCTGCGACCCAATAACGGCCTACCGAGAAATTCGCCGTGTTCGCGAAGCCTTCACCGAAGAACACATGAAAGAACTGGAGCAATTGCGCCAGGCTGCTGAAAGCAACGACTTTGTAAATTTCATAAGGGCGCTACGCACTATCAAAGTCGAAATCCAATACGAAGTTACCCCATACGGCAACGAGTACGGCGAAGCAGTAAAAAGAGTGAAGGGCATCGGCACATTTTCAGTGGCGGTTTTGACGCGGCCGCATAAGTGGGAAATGCGCCGGAGCGCTGTTAAGTCTGGCGCAGCCGGACAATCTTGGACTTGTGGCGCTAACTGTACGGATAGATCTGATGGGGGATCAGAGGATCGGGGTTCTGTCCGGAACTCAGGTAAACAAATAGCGCCAACCCAAAAGCCGCCAGAAAAGGCCAATCTCCACGGGCTTGACGCCGAGGCCATTACCCTGTTGAACAGGGGCTATACGGTAAATATCAGCGGTACTCGCTGGAAAATGCGCCACGGCACCGTGGAACAGCTGCCAGAACCACCAAACCAAAGCCAGAGGGTGAATTATGTTGTTGCTCGCGGTCGACTATAGTCGTCAATGTCTGCGCCAGCTGCTTCCGGCACGAATAGACAGCGCCGACTGCACAGGCCTTGCTGCTGCTTTTACAGCTGCAGGACAGTCAGTTATGACTACGCTGGCCATAGCGAAAAAAATAGCTGAATTTGTCTATAGTCCCTGGGTTCGTAGACATATCTGTCTGTGCTTCAGCTTAGTCGGGGGCAGCTATGTCAGCAGCTAGTTACCTTGGCGCGAAAAACGGCAGCGGTGTTTACCAGGCGATTATCAACCTGATGCCACCACACGACACCTACATCGAAGCGTTTTTAGGCACTGGAGCAGTCATGCGCAGGAAAGGCCCAGCAAGACGCAGCATAGGCATTGATAAAAATCAGGAGTGTATAGACGGTTTCGTCTATGAAGTACTCGGAGTAGATGCGGCTGACTATGTGGTACCAGAACTTGTTTTAGGGGATGCCTTTAGCTACATAGCGAACTTTGACTACGCTGCAGCTGGTAAAACTCTGATCTACTGTGACCCGCCTTACGTGCATAGCACCAGAACAAGCAACGCCAGGTATCAGCACGAACTAACAGACGAACAACACAGAGAATTGCTGGCCATACTAAAGGCGGTTCCTGCGCTGGTGATCTTGTCGGGCTACCGCAACGACATTTACGAACAGGAATTATCAGACTGGTGGAGCATGGATTTTCAGGCCATGACACGCGGCGGTGTAAGAACAGAAACTGTGTGGTGCAACTTTGAGCCAGGTAAAGTGCATTACCACCGCTACGCTGGAAAAAACGCCACAGACAGACAACGTATTCAGCGCAAGGCTGCACGCTGGGCAAAGAACTTTGCCGAACTGCCGCCACCAGAAAAACAGGCAATTCTTGCCGCGCTGTTAGCCAGCGGCGAGTAAAAGGGGTAAACCATGCGGATACTATGCCCAACGTGTGCAGCAAAAGCGGTGATCGGGAAAACGGACAGAATCAGTGTTGGCTACGCAAACCTGTACTGTTCCTGCACGGATCCAGAATGCGGCCACACCTTTGTAAGTACAGTGTCGTTTAGCCACACCTTAAGCCCGTCTTCAAAAACAGCCAGCGAACTGGTATCAGCAATGTTCAAAGCGTTGCCGCCAGCAGAGCGTAAAAAGCTGCAGCAGGAACTGGCGTTTTAGTGTGACTACGCAGCGCCGAAGCGCTGTGACTTATCGAGTTTAAACAACTGTGACTGGCCGGCACTCAAACAGTCGCCGCTTTTTCCTTCGCTTCCATATCAAAAACCAGCTTTAAGTTGGCTGGCACTTCCGGATCACGCGCCACCGCATCCTGAACAATTTTAATCAACGGCTTGGTTTCGCTTTTAAAATAAACTTCATCGTATTTGGTCGGGTCGCCAAGGCCTGCGGTGTTGGTTGGGATCATGCCGCCCAAACCAGCAGGGAACCGGTGGGCGTTAAATACGTCCTGCGCGCTGACAGACTTCACCTGGCTAAATTCATCCTTACTTTCAAAGTTACCAACAGGAATAATCTGTATGCCTTTTTCTTTACCGTTGGGGATATTCACAAACAGCGAATTAAAGTTACCGACGCCTTTGCTGTCCTGAATTTTTTTCTTCAGTTCTTCTTCCACGTCCACATCCAGGTTAGGGTCGGTGGCATACAGAATAAAGCCCATGTGGGCGCCGTTAATGTAGTACTTGCGACGGAACATCGTGGCGTCTTCGCTCAGCATGGCCGACTGTAAGCCGCCTAAATAATCAGGGCAGCCATACACCTGTTGCACAGGGTCGTAAATCTGGCACCAGATAATGTCGGAGGCCTTATAGCGCCTGATCTCGTTGTTGCGTTCCAATACTGCACATCCACCATCACCAGTTACGCGTGACCGATAACTAGGCAAAGGAAACAGCCGAACCACTTTGTTAAAGCCGTTGCGAATTTTAAGCAGTGGCACGTCACCAAACTGGATCAGGTTTAAAAACGCCGAGCCCAGTTGCTGCGCACTCATACCGCCAGACAAAAACCGAGCAGCCGCCATATTGGCGCGGCTTTGCAAAATGCCACCATGCTGGGCATTACGCCGGGGAAGGTTCGCCAGCAAATGGCGGTCTATAGGTGGCTCCCAGTAGTCGTATGTTTCGTTGAAATAAAGCGAGTCGTAATCAGTCAGCCACATTTTAGGCATCACGGTTTCAGGCATACTGAACACCACAGTGCTGGGCTTTTTCTCTGCTTCAGCCGATTGCTGATCAGTGGTTGTTAGCGTTGTATCGACCATGATGATTTCCTTTGGTGTACGTGGTTAAGTGGTTCGTTTATCACAGCGTGAGAAATGGCAAAAAATATGTCTGCGTGGCCTGTGGCGTTATCGCGGCTGGCCTTGAAGGTAATAGCGCCACCTGTATCGGTGACTGTGCGACGAATAGAAAGGCAGCTCATGGAAATATCTTTTTTACCCGAATCCCACTCAATGCGGCGGCCCTCAATGACATCAATCATTTTCAGCACCAGGCGGGTTTTGCTGCTTACGCTGTAGTGAATAGCGTGGAATTCGCGGGGGTACAAAGTGCTGATCGACTCTGCGACGCCGGAGCCAATGCCTGTGGTATCAACGCCGATATAAGTAACGCGATACTTTGCATAAATTTTCTGTATCTCAGAAACGTGGTGTGCATAGTTCAGGCCGCGCCAGTAGTGAGTTTCAAGCACGCGGAATTTCTCACCTTCGCTTTCACCAGGTGCAACTACGGCCAGAGTGGCATTGTCGCGGGTACGTGACGGATCATAACCAAGCCACACTTCACGGTTGCCAAATGGACGTGGCGATGCAGGTTTGTAGTCCTGCCAGTTGGCAGAATCCACCATGCAGTTTTCAAGGTCAGTGAACTTAAACACGCTTTGCGCATCATCAACAAACACGCACATAAACAGGTTGGCAAAGTCATCGGCGTTGTATTCGTCGCGCAGCTCGTCAATGTCGAACAGTTCACAGCCACCGGCGATCGCATCCTCAATAGTAACAACGAATCGCCACTGTTTATCCGGGCAAAGGCGGCCGCCGTCGCGCAGTTCGTCAAAGCTTGGAAACTCAATTTCTTCCCGTTCTGGCTTGCCTTGGCGCCAGTGATCACCTGTCCAAAATGGATAAGCAGGGTGTGCTTTGGTGGATGGCGTTGAAAAGTAGGTTTTGCGCCAGTTTTTATGCGTTGCCATGGCAGAGGCAAGTTTGTTCAGTACATCGAATTTGCCTATCCAGAAGTATTCGTCGATATACACATGGCCGTGATAACTCTGCGCGGTTTTGCTGTTAGTGCTTAAAAAGCGTAGTTCTGCGTCACCTTTGGCCGTATGCAGCACAATAGGGTTGCCAGTCAGTTCAATTTCAAAAAATTCCTGAGCTATGGCAATAATGTAGCTGCGGAACACTTCGGCCTGTGGCCTTGATGCAGAAAGGAATATCTGCGGTTCACCGGTTAAAGTGGCCTGTTCAAAGGCTTCACCAGCAAAGTAATAGGTGGCACCAATCTGGCGGCTTTTAAGGATGTCGCGGATCCGCTGATGCAGGTTCTTGTGCATCGTTTTTTGATATTCAAAAAGCGTAGCGTGCCAGGCTTCGAAATCTTCTGCAGTCAGGTGGCTAACATCGTTTTTCTTCTTCCGGCCGCCTTTGCGCTTGTTGCTGCCTTTGCTATCAATATCACCAGCAACGGAATTGCTGCTTTGCTCTGAATGGCCTTCGCCGTTGGCCTCGGCTGTCGCTTTGCGCTCTGCATCCACCCTTTGTTTTTTCAGCCGCACATGCTGGTTAATCAGCATTTCCAGTTCTTTGATCTGGTTGCCGGTTTTGTCGGCGATATCAGTCAGCAGCACAATGCGGCGGGCTATAGCCTCGTCCACTTCTTCTTCGCGCAGCAAATCACGCCAGCCGTGTTTATCCGCCCAGTAATAAATAATCCGGTTGTTGGGTAGCCCTAAGTCGTCGCGGATTTCGTCAGGCGTCCAGCGCTTTAGATAAAGACGTTTTGCCGCTTCGCGCAGTTCGGGGGAGTAGGCCATAGATACAGTGGTTTGCCCGGTTTTATATCAACATGGCCCCAGTGTATTGAGTTGCAGACAAGCAATAACTAACTGAAATTCCTATCTATTCCGTTTTAGTAAAAATCGGAATTACGCGTAACTTTGTCAAGTGATTACCCGTTTACAAAGCCGTAAGCTGCAAACATTAACGCAGATTTACACAAAAGAGCAGACAGATGCCAAAACAAACTGGATGGGTAATAGCAGCAACCGAAGGCGCAACAGTTGACGGCCGCATTATCAATAAACAGTGGATTGAAGACATGGCAGCCCAGTATTCAACAGACGAATACACGGCGCTGATCTGGCCTGAACACTTCCGCTCTTCATGGGGCCCATTTGAAGGCAAGAACTGGGGCACAGTTGACGAAGTGAAAGCCGCCAAAGAAGGTGGAAAACTGCGCCTTTTCGTCAAAATAACCGCCAATAACTACCTGCTGGAAGCCAACAAAGACGAACAAAAGCTCTTTATGTCCATTGAGCCAGAGCCGGATTACAAAGGCACAGGCAAAGCCTACCTGATGGGTATTGCCGTTACTGACTCCCCAGCCAGCACAGGAACAACCAGGCTTAAGTTTTCAGTAGGCGAAACAGCCCACGACTACGAAGTAAGCCAACTTGAAGAGCTGCTTTTCACCGATTTCATCAAAGAACAATCAGAACCAACCGAACAAAATCACTCAGCCAAGGAAAAAGGCCTGCTTGCCGTTATTGCCAACTATTTCAAAACATTCAACACGCCTGATCCGGCAACAGACCCAACCGAGGATGAACCAATGACCAAAGAACAATTCGACGCCCTGATGGGTAAGTTTTCCGGTATTGAAGCGGATGTTTCAGAGCTGAAAGCCAAATTTAGCAAAGCACCTGAAGGTGAAAAGCCAAAGGGCAAAGAAGGTGAATCAGCAACTGTCACCGAAGTCGATAAAGGCGGCGATAAATCAGCTGCTGGCTTCACAGCTGAACAGTTCAGCCAGTTGAATCAAACCTTAACGGGTTTAGCGTCCCAGGTAAAAGAACTGGACACCAAGTTCAAAAAAATGAGTGGCGAAGTGGAAGGCCAAGAGCCTGATCCAGCAGGCGCTGGCGAATCCTTTTCAGTCGTTTAATCGCTGCCAGTCAGCACTTAAACCTTAGTCAAAACTTAGCAGCGAGAACGAAAAATGAATTTAACAGCATTAGCTAGAACGCGCTTATCAGCTTATAGCAAAGCAATGGCGCAAGCGTATGAAGTAACAGACACTAAAGAACAGTTTGCAGTAACAGCGCCGATGGAAACAAAGTTGCGAGCGGCGCTTCTGGATTCAGTTGAATTTTTAGGCCTGATCACAGCGCTACCGGTTGACCAAATCACTGGGCAAACAGTGAACGTAGGCAATAACGCTATTAAAACAGGTCGTAAAGCAGGTGGCCGCTTTATCGCTGGTCAGGGCGTAGACGGCAACGAATACAGCCTGAAAGAAACAGACTCATGTGCTGCAGTCACTTGGTCGACCTTGGCCACTTGGGCCAATTCAGGCGGCGAACGTGAGTTTATGAAGCTCATGTCTGAAAACGCTACCCGCAGTTTTGCATTAGATGTTCTGCGCGTTGGTTTCAACGGCGTTTCTGTTGCTGCAACCACTGATCCAGTGGCAAACCCATTAGGTCAGGACGTCAACAAAGGCTGGCATCAGCTGGTGAAAGAAAATGCTCCGGATCAGGTAATGACTGCGGAAATTTACTTTAACCCGGACGCAGAAGGCGAACTGGGCGACGGCGAATATAAAACACTGGACGCCATTGTTACGGAATTACGCTTAACGCTGGTCCCTGAACAGTTACGCAACGACCCACGCTTAGTTGTGCTAGTTGGTAGTGATTTAGTGGCTGCAGCTCAAATCAAGCTGATGAATCAGGCCGACAAACCATCAGAGCGTGTTGCAGCGCAAATGATGGACAAGTCTATCGGTGGTTTACGTGCTTATACGCCGCCTTTCTTCCCAGGTAAACGCATTGTAGTCACCATGCTTTCAAACCTGCATGTGTACACGCAAAAAGGCACGAGTCACCGCAAATCAGAAAACGTCGAAGACCGCAAACAGTGGGAAGACAAGTACTTGCGTTGGGAAGGTTATGCCGTTGAAGAATACCTGGCATATGCCGCAGTAGACGAAGCGGCAATGAATATCGGCCCAGCTCCGGCACCTTAAGCCAAAACCAGCCAGGCACTGATCAAGTGTCTGGCTATTTCAGCAACCGGATTTTAGTGAATCGCACAACAGCAGGAATAAAGCCATGGGCGCAATTGCAGATTTTAAAAAACGCCGTGCCGCAGAACGCGCACAGCAAGCCAATGTAAAAACCGCACAACAGCAGGTTAGCGAAACCAAAGCGCCTGAAAACGAAGCACTGGCACTGCTGTCGGCTTTGATCGGTGTTAATCCTGAAAACGCCATTGAAGCAGCAAAGGAACTCGCTGAAAAAGAATATGTGGTTGTTGATCAAGCCACATTGGTAGAGCTGGAAAAAGCATTAGACGACGCAAATTTTGAATCAGCCGAACGGCTGGAACTGCTTACCGACCTGATCGGATGCGAAGAAGAAAGTGCCGTTGAACAAGCAAAAGAGCTTGTCGAAAAAGGTGCCTACATTGCCGGGTTAACTGAAGAACAGTTAGACGAAGTGCAGCATCAAATCGGCGTCGACTTAGCCAGTGGCGAAGACAAAACCGTCATTGTCAATGTAAAAGGCGGCCAAATCGAAAGCGTGACCGAACTGGCCAAGCAAACCGCCACTGATCTGGAACAAAGCGCCGGTGCGGTTGAAGGCGCAGCCGATGCCGTAACAGGTGCCGCTGAACAAGTGGGCAGTGCAGCTGCTGATCTGGAAGGCACAGCCAACCAGTTAGCCTACACGGCCGAAGATATTGGCCAGGTAACAGCTGAACTGAAAGAAGCGACAGCCGAATTAAAAAAGCCGTCGGCGGCGCCAGCATCCTCGCGTGGAAAAACAGACGCCAAGGCGAAAAGCAACTCGAAAAAGTAAGGCTAACAGGTAACGCGGAACACGCGCCAAGCCTGCACATACAGCTGATTGAGCTGGAAGCAGACCTTAAGCGCCTGAAAGCATTTGAACGCAGGGCCGACAAAATAGCCCACAAACGCGACGTATTGCTACCGAAGTGGCTGCCCATAGTGGAAGCGTACTTAACCGAACGAAAGGAAAAGAGTAATGAGAAAACGCTTAACGACCATCCTATTTTCGCTTATTGCACTGTCTGGCTGTTTGACACCGGCAACCTGTGCCGAGCTCTTGAGTTCGCCTTCTGTGCAATCGAACTTGGCCAGCCAATGGCCGGAGACATTCGCCGTAAATGGCCAGGCTTTATTGCAGACACCGTCTTCGACTGGGCAGAGCTGCAAGCCGAGCAAGGCAACAGCATTGAGCCTTACTTCGGCACCGTGTTTAAGCGCGTTATTAACGACTGGAAACTACCAGAACCCGTTACCGCAAAGTTTTACAAATTCGCAGGGCTGGCGTTACTACGTGCAAAAAACGGCGACATCACGCCAAGCCACATTGGCGACATTGAACGCCTTAAACAGGCCGATCAGCTTTTAGAAAAAGCCGCCAACCTGCACAAGCACGCGCAGGTAAAAACGGTGAGAAACAAAATTGCAATGCGGATCAGGGCGATTGAAGAACTGACCAGCCAGGGCAAAGAAGTACCGGACGAAAAGTAAGAATTAAGGATTTGCTGCAGTGTAGTTAGTGCCGTCTATGCGGTACCCACAAGGAAAATGCAGCAAGGGAACGACTCCCAACCCTCCAGTGCACTAGCGGAGTGTTTAGCAGGCGACTGTTAAAAATCACTGTGAAGCTAACTGCACTGAACCTAATTCAACGAGTGAGCAAGCGGGTAAGCATATGAGCGGTTTCGGTTTTACATCACCAGCACAAGAAAGCATCGCCATTGATGCCAATAGCGGCTGGCCGGAACTGTCAACCGAGCAATTCCGCAAAGACCGCCGCATCCCAGAGTTTTTCGAAGAACAAGCGTTAGCCGACTCACTCAACCGCAGTGTGGCAGAAATACAGCTGCAGCTGATCAACTATGTAACGAGCAGTAGCGCAGACAAGGACGTCCCTTTTACCCTGGGCGAAGGCTTAGCTCCTGATTTCAGTGAGCAGCAAATCAGCATTTACCGGGGCGCTGTGTATGCACGTTCCCACGCCGATTTGCTGGGTTATTTTTCTGCTGTCGACCAAAAAGAAGCAGGAAACAACAAAGCGCAGGACACACCACAGCAAGACGCTATTTTTGCCCAGTCAAACCGTGCCGTGCGTTTACTGCTGGGCCTTGGCCGTGTGGGAGTGCATTCCATATGAGCCAAACAGTTACCCAATTACAACAGGTCACAGCCTTTTTGCTGGCGGGCTTAAAGCCTTATGTCACCGCAAACACCATCGACGCATGGCAAGAAGGCGGCAGCCTGATTTTAAGTGGTGAAGACCTTGGCACCGACGGCTATCAGGTGGCGAAGTGGAAGCACCGCGCCACTATCGCTTTGGAAAAATTCCCGCACCACAGGGTGAACCCTTACAACCTGCTGGCCATGCTGGCAGCGTTTTTAATAGATAGCGGCTGGCCGCGGGATCAATACGAGTTAAGTGATCCAGAGCTGGATATAGACATCATCAGCAAAGACAACGCCACGGTGCTGATAGAACTGGAACTGATGGACGATATCGACCTGATCCCGGATGCAGAAGGGCCAGTGCCATTTAACGGCCAACGCTACCGCGTGGCATTAGTGCCGGTGAATGTAGCCGAAGAAGTGGACGTGCAAACACAGCCAGGCGGTGCGGCATGAGCCTGATAATAAAACCAAATAAACAGCAGGCGCTGAACCTAACCACACAGCTGGCACTGCTAAGAATGCCAGCCAACAAGCGCAACCGTGTTTTAAAAACACTGGGCCGTTATGAAAAAAACTTAGCGCGTCAACGCATCAGCAGCCAAACCACAGTGGAAGGCACAGCATTTAAAGCCAGAGCAAACGGCAAAAAAGGCCGCATGCTGAAGAAACTTGCAAAGACCTTAGAGCCATTTGTGAAGGGTGCCAACCTGCTGGAGCTAAAGCACAAACAGGCATCTGTTGGCCGTGTTGCTGCACTGCATCAGGACGGTGGCCGCGAAAAAATGACGGCGGCACGCATGGCACGCATTCACAACAAAACAAACTACGACGCCCCATGCAGCAGAGGAGCAGCCAAAGCCTTAGTGGCAGAAGGCTACAAAGTGCGTAAGGCCAAAGGCAAGGGCTACCGCAAAGCCACCATCAGCGAAGTCATGGGGGCAATGAATCAAGGGCAGGCATCTTTGATACTGCGGATCATGCGCGACAAACCAAAAAAACAAAGCTGGGATATCCCAGTAGACGGCCGTTCGTTCCTTGGCGACAGCACGCCAAACGTACAGCGCCAGTTAGTCAGCATCATTGAAAAAATTAACCAGAAAAGGGGCTAAAAATGTCACTAGGTAAAGTGCAGGTAAATAATCTCAATCAAGGCCAAGGTGACATTACCGCCATCGAACGCCACTTTTTATTTGTAGGTCGGGCAGGTGCTCCAGGTGAAGAAAGTCAGCTGTTTAGCGTAGGCGCTCAAACAGATCTGGTTGATAGCTTTGCCGCCAGCAACTTGCGTACCCAGCTTATTGCCGCGCAGTTAAACGCCGGTCAAAACTGGACAGCAGCAGTCTACCCGCTGGCAGAAGATGAAGACATCTTCGACGCAATCACCGCAGCCAACGAAGTACAAAGCTTTGAAATGGTGGTGTTTTGCGACGTGAGCGCCACAGGTGCCGCGCTCAGTGCTAAACATGACTACCTGCAAAGCCTGCAGGCCAGCCACGGCCGTTTTGTGTCAGGCCTTGCCGCTATTGCTGGAATTGATGATGAAGCCCAAACATGGAGCCAGTACGAAGCCGCCACAGTGGCCGTACAGGCAGGTATTGCAGCGCATTTAATCGTACCAGTGCCGCAGCTGCACGGTAACAACGTCGGTGTGCTGGCAGGGCGATTATGCAACCGTGCGGTAAGTATTGCCGACAGCCCAATGCGTGTAGCCACAGGCGCAGTACTCGGCTTAGGTGCAGCACCAGTCGACAGCGCGGATAAACCGCTAACACTGGCCACACTGGAAACCTTAGCCAATGCCCGTTTTAGCGTGCCTCAGTGGTATCCGGATTTAGAAGGCGTGTACTGGGGCGACGGCACCACACTGGAAGCGAACGGCGGTGATTATCAATACATTGAACATCTGCGCCCTGTGCATAAAGCCAGCCGCGAAGTGCGTATCTTAGCAATCCGTCGTATTGCCAACCGCGCCTTAAATTCAACGCCAGCCAGCATTGAATTGAACAAAGCCTATTTCATGAAACCACTGCGCAACATGAGCAAAAGCACGGTGATTTTAGGCACCCAGTTCCCAGGTGAAATTCAGCCACCACAAGACGGTGATATCACAATTGTGTGGACCAGTAATAAGGCCGTCACCATCTACATGGTGATCAGGCCTTACAACTCACCGAAAGAAATCACAGTCAACATCTTGCTTGATTTAAGCAGCAACTAAGGGAGCCGCCACCATGCGTTTATCCGGTATGAATTTTAACGTCAATATGGGCGACATTGCGATCCACGTTGACACAGCAACACTGGCCATCACCGACAACAGCGCAGTAAGCCAAACCAGCGGTGTGCCAGATGGCTACGTTGATGGCGATGTTTCCGCAAGTGGTGAACTGAACGTCAACGCCAGCCAGTTTTCGCTGATCTCAGATGCAGCAAAGGCGGCAGGCGCATGGCGAGCTATGGAAACGTTCGACATCATGTTTTACGCAAAAACCGCCAAAGATGAAATGAAAGTGGAAGCCTTCGGCTGCCGCATCAAGCTGTCGGACATTTTGGACATCGACAAAAAAGGCGGCCAAGCCAGCCTGTTCAAAATCCCTTTTGACGTTACCAGCCCCGACTTTGTGCATATCAATGGTGTGCCATACCTGCGGCCGGAAGAAATCGAAAGCATTAAGCAGTAAAGCTGCAGCACAGTCATTCGTGACTGTGCCACCAGGTTAAAAGGTGACAGCCCGGGCCCAGCCGGCACTTAAAAAGTGTGACAACAAGGCAGTAAGTAATGACAACAGTAAATTTTGGCTTCATTTCGGAATTAGAAGGCGGCCCAGCATTAAAGGGCTATGTGCCTGATCCGAAAAATTCAAACTCAGGCGTAACAATCGCCACTGGGTTTGATGTCGGCCAACGTTCACTGAACGAGCTTTACAGCCTGTTCACACCAGAGTTAGCCAAAAAGTTAGCGCCTTACTACGGCCTGAAAAAGCAAAAGGCCGTGGCAGAACTGCAAAAAACGCCACTGCGGATCACCGCTGAACAAGCGGCAGAAATTGACCGAGTGGTAAAAGGCCAGCTGCTGAATCAACTGGAGCAGCGCTACAACAGCGCAGCAGAAACGAACTTTGCTGATCTGCCTGAATGCATGCAAACAGTCATTGCATCAGTGGCCTTTCAGTACGGCGACTTAAGCAAAAAATGCCCTAAATTCTGGCAGGCCGCTACCAGTGCAGACAGTGAAGCAATGGCAAACGAACTGAATAACTTCGGTGATCGCTACCCAACGCGCCGCCGCCGTGAAGCCGCCTATTTACGCGAAGGTGAAACCGTATGAACTGGAAAGACATTGCAAACACAGTCGGCGGCATAGCTGGCGCAGTAGCCCCGTTATTAACTGGTCCCGTCGGTTTAGCGGTCAGCATTGGCAGCCAAATAGCTGGCGCACTGGGCACAGAAAACACACCTGAAGCAGTGGCCGCAGCACTTAAAAATGACCCAGCCGCAGCATCACAGCTGCAGAAGTGGGCCCACGAAGAGCGGGAACAAATCCGCCAGGCCAACATTCAGCTGCAAACGCTGGCTGTTGAAGAACATAAAGCGATTTTGGCAGACCGTCAGGACGCTAGAAAACAGCACAAAGACCACTGGATGCCAGCGGTGCTTACCCTGATTTTAGTGGCCATGTTTGCCGCTCAATTGGCTGTACTGTTTTTCGTGGATATCCCAACAGGCAACCGTGATTTGCTGGTGTACCTGTCGGGCAACTTCCTGCCATTTATCGCCGCCGCCGTCGGGTACTGGGTTAGCTCAACCAAAGACGCCAACGATAGGGAAAAATTACTAAGCGGCACAGGCCAGCCACAGGGGCAAAAGTCATGGAATTAGAAATCATCCTTGGATTTATCACAGTGATCTTGGTGCCGCTGGTTGCGCACCTTTACACAATGTCGCACCGCAACAGCAACGAACTGCGCAAGCACGAAACGCATGTAGCGGAAAACTACGCCACCAAAATTGAAGTGGAAAAGCTGGGCGACAGAATAGAACGCCAGATGACACAAGGCTTTGAAAACCTAAAACAACTTTTAACCAGAAACAATAAGGACGCAGCATGAAACAACTAATCACCTTAGCCATCGGCGCCACAGACTTTGCTTTCAACGTCACAGCGCAAGACCACAACGACTTTGTTGACGCCGCCGCAGCAGGCAGATCAATGACTGCTGCTGCTCACAACTTTGTATTACGCGCAATAGATAACTCACAAAAGGAAGATTTTAAGAAGCTGCTGGAATCATCGCCAGGTGCAGAGCTGCAAATTGCAGCAGAGTTGAAATCTGAGTTTTCACCGGTGCTGAAAATCGCCGTAAAAAAATAGAAGAGCTGATCGAATCCATAGATTCGAATCAGCTTGAACAGTTGTTCATTTTGCGGCGGCACTTGCTGCCGCACGAAGACGACAGCGAAAAAAGTTTAGCAAGGGCGGCGTGGTTGATGAAACGCCGCAATGAAGACCTTGAAGCCATAGTCACCAACGGAGTAAGTAAAGCCTTTGGTGGTCGATAGTTGGCAGGTAACGCAGGTTAACCAGAAGTAGGGCGCACATGAGCTTACCAGCACCGCTAATGTTCACAGTGGGTTTGATAGACCAGATAACCAAGCCGATCGCAAAAATTAGCGGCCAGTTAAATGGTTTATCAGCCAACTACCAAGCCGGAACCATGCAAATGGCGTCTGGTATTGGTGGTGTAGTGGCAAGCGGTTACGCCCTGCAAAATGCCCTGATGCCAGCCATTGAAATGAGCCGTGCTTTAGGTGAAGTAAAATCGCTGGGAGTGCAGGAAAGTGCCCTTAAAAAACTGTCGCAAAGCTCTTACGAATACGCCCTGCAATATGGCGAATCGGCCACCGAGTTTGTGAGGTCCAGCTACGACATTCAATCAGCCATTGCCGGGTTAAGTGACACCGACTTATCAAAGTTCACTATGGCGTCGAACGTGCTGGCCAAAGGCACCAAGTCAGACGCAGCCACCATCACCAGCTATATGGGCACCATGTACGGCATCTTTAAAAATGACGCCATGCAAATGGGCGAAGGTGCGTGGGTAGAACGCTTAACAGGCATGACAGCAACAGCAGTTCAGGCCTTCAAAACCGACGGTAAAAAAATGGCCGATGCCTTTGGTGCCTTGGGTGCTTCGGCTGGCCTAGCGCCACTTGAAGAACAAATGGCGATCATGGGCACATTGCAGGCCACTATGCAGGGCAGCGAGTCGGCCACCAAATACAAAGCGTTTTTAGCTGGTGTGGGCAAAGCACAAAAGGCACTTAACCTGCAGTTTTCCGATGCCAACGGAAACATGCTGCCAATAGTCGACATCCTGAACAAAATAAAAGGCAAATATGGCGACGTGATCAGCGTTGCAGAAAGCGACGCATTATCTACGGCTTTTGGCTCACAAGAAGCCGTCAGCCTGGTTAAGTTGCTAATGAACGACATCAACGGCCTAAGCGGTTCAATCAATAGCTTAGGCAATGTAAACGGCATGGAGCAAGCCACAAAAATGGCCGCAGCCATGACCGACCAGAGCGAACGGCTAAGCCAAAGCTGGTACGTGATCAGGGCTGCCATAGGTTCGGCAATCCTGCCGGCCTTTAATGCCTTTGTCGGAAAAATTGCAAGCATGGGAACGTCAGTGATCTGGTTTACCGATATGTTCCCGAACATCACCAGATGGTTAGGCTATATCGCCGTTGGTTTTATGGTGGCAGTTGCTGCAGGTGGTTTGTTCACCCTGATGATGGGCGCCGGAAAAATGGCAATGACCGCATGGGGTGTAGGCGTAATGCTCTGGACCGGAGCCAGCGCACTATTCACCAGCGGTTTAACTGCAATGCGTGCCGTAATGCTGGCGTTAAATATCGCCATGTACGCCAACCCAATTGGTTTAATCGTGGCAGGCATAGTCGCAGCAATAGCAGCAGTAAGCGCGCTGATTTACTACTGGGATGAGCTAAAGGCGAAAATGGTCGAATGGGGACTGATAGATGCCACTGCCAATGTTGATGTAAAAGCAAACGTCTCTATGGGGAAAGTTTCAGGAATTGAAGGCCTAGAGAGTATTACTCAGTTACAGGGTTTGGCGCAGCCAATTCAAAATAGCCAATCTGGATCAGGCATCAGCAGCATAAGCGCTATTCAGCCTGTAAAAGCCACACCGCCAAGCGGCGGCATCAGCCAGCAAATAGCCAACGCCAACACCAGCAAATCGACCAGCGTCGGCCAGATCAACATTTACCCACAAAAAGTGGATGCCGACTTTAGCAACTATGTGGAGATGCACGCATCATGAGCCTCTACAGAGATTTGCACATTAGCAATGGCGACGTGGTACTGGATGCCGGGTTAAACCCAGCCTACTTAACCGACAGAGCTGCCATAGCACAGGACATAGTTCACGCCATTTTAGACACAGGCCTTGCCCATTTGCTGGTTAGCGACAGGGGCACAGGCGTAACGGCCGACACCCAAATAAAAATCAAACTGCTGGTAGAAGACGACGTGCGGATCATGCCAGGCACAGTACGCATTGAAGAAGTAACCAGCGGCCAGTGGTGGGTATTTGCTGACACCATCGAATTCGGCCCCATTTCATCCAGCATAGGCGGAGTACTCTAAATGGCAGATAAAATCACCGTGCCAACCATCGACTTTGCCAAAATTGTGCAAGCTGCAGGCATACCAACCACAGAGCAGGGATGGAAAGACCTGTTTAAACAAGACGTGGAAGCAGAAGGCAGCATCATTGCCAACGATTCGCCTTATTCACCGTTCTGGCGGCTAATCACCGCCATAGTGGCAAAGCCAGCGGCTTGGATAGTCAACAACGTGCTGATCAAGGTGATATTGCCAAACCTGTTTTTACTGACAGCAACAGACGATCAGTTCATTGAAGCCAAAGCGTGGGAACACGACTTAACGCGAAAAGAAAAAACCAAGGCGGAAGGTAAAGTCAGATTCAACCGTGCTGCAGCAAGTGGCCCAGGTTTATTAATACCAGCAGGAACCGTGATCCAAACCGATGCCATCAACGGCACCGTATACCGGGTTATCAGCAAAGAAGACGTAATTTTACCGCTGAACAGCTTAAGTGTTTTAGTGCCGGTAATCGCCGAAAACGCAGGGGCGGCCTACAACTTAGGCGCCGGTTATTTTCATGTGCTGCCGGAGGCCGTAACAGGCATCGGCAGTGTAGCCAACGAGGCCGACTGGTTAGACGTACTGGGCGCAGATGCGGAAAGCAACGACGATTTAAAGCTACGCACCCGCAACGCCTTTACAGCAGCAGCGCCTTGGCATATCGACGCTGTTTACCGTGCCATCATCACAGAACGGGCAGGGCTAGACACCGACAACGTGTATTTTGAACACGACGCACCACGCGGCCCAGGCACAGCAAACGCCTATATTTTGCTGGACACCGGCGAGCCATCCAACGAACTGCTGGAAGACCTGCAGGAGTACGTCATGGAAAAAGGCTTCCACGGCCATGGCGATGACATGCTGATATTAGCCATGCCAGGCGTTGATCATGAAGTGGGCGTTATCGTGTACCCGCACACCTATTTGCTGGAAGATGAAGTCACCGCATTACTAAGCGATATAGAGCAGTTTATCCGCTGTGCCTTTCGTGAAAACACCGATTACACAGCCACCCGCACCGAACCATTTGCACGCTTTAGCTTTAGCCGTTTAGGCCAAGAGCTGCACGCCCAATTTGCAGGCATTGAGTCACTGAACTGGAGCCAAAACGACATCACTAGCGGTAACAGCGTACCGCGCTTAAGCACGCTAACAGTCGAAAACGGTAACGCGTAATGGTTATTGACTGGAAAGCACTCACCAAAATGCCGCACTGGCTGGCACGCCCAGCCAGTGAGTTAGACAAGCTACGCAAAGGCACAGTGCGGTTTTGGCAGCGCTTTACCGACATGCTGCAATTCCCCGCGCGCCAGCTCGACCCAATGACTGCGGATCTGGAAATAGTCCACCTGCTGGCATGGGAAAGGGACATTGAGCAAATACCAAACGAGAAGGAACAGACCTACAGAATACGGGTTAAGTACGCCCTTAAATTCGCCCAAGGTGCAGGCAGTAAATCGGGATGGTACTTCATGTTTGCAAAGCTGGGTACGCCTTGGATAACCATTGATGAGCGGGTTAACGAAACAGACTGGGACGTCGTAAGCCTACAGCTGTTAGATAGCGACTTAGCGGACAGGGCCGGATTAATAGACAACATTTGCAGGCAGTACGGCCGCACAACGCGCCGTTACCAGTTTGACACTATTGCAAGTTTGCCGTTAGTGGCACCGCCGAACGACTTTGCCCATGAAAGCCTGACAGGGTTCGCAACATTAAGCGGTGACATGAAACCAGTTATGGGGTTGGCCCTAATGGACAACCACTCAGATTTTAGTATTGCCAGCAGAACACAGCTAAGCAGTTGAACAGAGAAGGAATAGATAAATGGCATCAGTAATTACAATCGCAGGCGAGCAGCTATTTGCGCTAAAAGCTCAGCAAAACGAGCAGCTGGATATAGACACATTCATTTTTGCCAACGTGCCTGGGCAAGACCCAGCAGCGCCAATAAACAGAGCTGAAGGCATACCAACTGCATACATAGTGCATCAGCAAACAGTACAGCAAGTGGGCCGCATTAATGAAAATGTGGTTGTGTATTCAACCGTGTTGAGCAGCACTACCGGACCATTCGATTTTAACTGGGTTGGACTTTATTCATCTGTAAACAACAAGCTGGTAGCCATAAATCATGTACCAACAGTAACCAAAACAATCACAGTGCCAGGCTCTGCAGGAAACACGTTAAATCGAAATTTCGGCATTGAGTACAGCGGTATTGCAGAGCTCACAGGGATAACCGTAGAGCCAGAAACATGGCAGTTAGATTTTACTGCCAGGCTGACAGGTATGGACATGCTGACTCAGCAATTGGCCGAAGATATGAACGGCAAAGATTGGTTTATAGAGGACGGATTTAAAGTAGAACCAAGAACCACATTAAATACATTCAAAGTAACAGCGGGTGCAGGCTATGTATCAGGCCTGCGAGTAGAGCTTGAAACGGATCATATATTAACGCTGTCAAGCTACCCACAATTTGTATATGTAGATGCGTGGTTTGCAGGTACAGCCAATAGTATCTGGAAGCCGAAGGTGGCATTTACAGTTACAAATAGTGAAATGGACGATTACATAGATACGTCTGGCGTGCAGCACTATGTGTACAAGTTAGCAATTGTGCATGCTGCAGATAATGTCGAAGACTTAAGGGAAGAAAATCTACTAGCAAAAAAGGAGTGGGTGCAAAACTTAAAATTTAAACCGAGTAAAATTGCATCAGCCGTAGAGAGATTTTTTAAAGAAAAAATTTACGACATTATAACGCTTGAGGACCTTGGGATGGTTGCAGGCGATGAAAGCGAAGCTGTCGCAAATACAGACAAACTTATTGCTTACATGAATCTGAATGTGACGATATCAGACCTATTTGGCCCGTCTGGAGAATGGTTTGTAGATGGCAGAGTTATAGAAGTAAAAAAATCCATTATTGGTAGTAAATTTGACACTATATTCTCAGTCGCCGTACCTGCTGGGCAAACAGTTAATCACACTGAAAATCAGGCAATATTTGTCTTGGATAATGTCTACTCACTATCGGTATCTAAAATAACAATAGACGGTAAATGGGTGGAAAATGAGGGATCAATAATCAGGGGTATATGTGTAGGACCTACACAAACAACCGCATATATAGACTTTACTCAAATTCTGGTAAAGCACTGCACAGGTGGCGGCATGTGCTACGGCCAAAAAGCCGAAAATGTGAACGTATACCTGTCCGTGATCAGAGATAATTTCGTATACAACACAAGACACAAAAGCGGTAGCGACAAAATACAGCATCATCTGTGCACAATAAGAACTTTAAAAGCTGGCGGATCTGTAGCAGCAATATGGACTGAGTCACTAGCAAAATTCAGCTCGTATGACGCCTGCGACATATCAGAAAATCAAAGCCGTGTTCTGCTGGTAGATGGATCAGGTTCAACAGGCCTGACAACATTAAGAGCTGCATTTAGAAGTTGTTCATTCACGGGAAACATAAGCACAAACGACGCTAAAAATTTAGGGTTTCCTTGGCTTGACTTCGACAGAAGTCAATCCGGTGCGGTTTCTTTCAGTGATTGTGTGTTCAGTAAATTTGTGACTGAAGTTATACGTTACAAAGGTAGTACTGAGGTTATTTTCAGGGACTGCGATATATATTCAATCAATTCAGCGGTAACAGAAGAAAACAGAAATGTAATTTTTAGCGATCAGCAAACTTCTGTAAACAGTAAGCTGGGGTTTATAGACTGCAGAATAAAAGGCACTGGGTTTAAATACATTATGAACCTGAACCATCTGTATGAGTCAGCAATACAAGGCACTACAATAGAGACAAATATGGCTCACGCTATAAACCTGTCAGACGTAATTGACCTTGAATTTAAGTCGAATACAGTAAAAGGATTTACGACGGCGGCTATAAACGTTGTAAGAAATTTAGACAATTCAGAATTTATGTCGAACAATTTTGGGGAAAACGGCACTGTATTTACTTGTCCTTTGCCCAATACCTGTTCAAACAACATATTTACCGATGACAATATCTGCGGCGATATAGGACCAGACGACTTTTTTAACCCTACGATTTTTAAACCGTTCAACGCAACAATAGGTTCTGGCAATCCGAATGGAGTAGTGACTGGTAAGTTTTATGGCCACAGGTACATAGACACATCAACTAATTTTATTTGGATTGCAGTATCAAGAACTTTGTGGCTTAAGGATGTTACAACGTAATGCTAACCCTAAACGCGCAAACCATCCAGCTAAAAACCCTTCGGATCACCGCCAGCCAAGAGCTGGCGACCGAAGACGCCAGCGGCCAGAGCAGCAGCACGGATTCTGCTGAAACAGGCATGAAAGCCAAAATGCTTTCAGTGACTGGATTTATCCCATTTCCAAAAGTCGAAAACCTGACCAACCTATTTAAACTGGCCGAAGCCACCCAGGGCGGTGCGCGGGTAACGTACCGTATCGCCAACAGAACCGCCGAGGCTTTGGGCGTCAAAGAAGTGAAATTCAGCAGCAGCATAGAAGCCGTGGAGCAAGAAACCACCCGCCAGTGGAGCATTAGTTTCACACTGGCCGAAGTGCGTAGCGTGCCGCAGAAAAAAGAAGAACGGACACCACAAGCCGCAGCAGCTCAGCAAGGCGCAACAGGCCAAACGGCAGCAGCAGAAGAAAGCGCGCCGCCACAAACCGAAGTGCCACTAACCAGTTTTCAGCAGTTTTTAAAGGATGTCGACAACAGCCTGGCACCGGCACCAGAAACGAGTAACGCCTAATGGCCGAGCCAAACGCCAAATTTATCACCCGCGCCTACATTGGCAGCCAAAAAGTGGCAGTCAGTGATCATTGGGTGGTGCTGCAGGCAAAAAGCCCGGGCACCTGCCAGATAACTATCGACAAACCAGCCGAACGCCTCACACCAGTGGCATTCGAAATGGGCTGGGGCGACATGATAGACCGCGTGTTTTTTGGCTACATAGAACGCGTAATGCCAGCAGCAAACGGCCACTACACCATATTTTGCCGCGAACTTACCTCAGGCCTTGCCAACAACCTAAGCGTAATGCTGCGACACCCCACGTTACGCCAGGTATGCGACGAAATAACCGCACAAACAGGCCTTGAATTTGTACTACCTGAAAAGCCCTATGCCGACACCGCAATACCTTGTTTTTACTGCGACTGTTCCGGCTATGCCATGCTGGACAACATAGGCCGCGCCTACAAAATTGCCGACTTCATCTGGCAACAGCAGGGCAATGGCAAAATCTATGTAGGCAGCCATGCCGACTCATACTGGAGCGGAAAAAACATAGCCATACCCCAAGGCCTTATGACCAACCAGCAAGGCGGCAAAACAGCAACCATTCCAGCCACACCAAAAATACGGCCCAACGTAATCGCCAACGGCGCCAGAGTGCAAAAAGTAGAATTCAAAAAAACCGACATGCAAATAACGTGGTAAGGGGGTAAACGTGGAAGCCGCAATCAAAAAAATACTACTTCGCCTGTTCCCCGAACTATCAGCACAGCTACACCTGCCGCGCTGGGGCGAAGTGATCGCACTGCCAGAACTGCCAACAGAAGAAGGCGAACGCGGCAGCGACCCGTTTTACCCACGCTGGGCAGTCGACGTACAACTGCTGGATGAAAACGGCACGGCCACCAAATCCAAAGTACTGCAAGCCGTGCCACTGCCACTGATGGGCGCAGGCGACAAAGCAGGGCACATGCAACCGCCAGCCATCGGCAGTATTGTCGAAATAGCTTTTGCCTATGGCCGCCCGGATAAACCATTTATTCGTACAGTTCTGCCGTATGGCTTCAACCTGCCAGCCATAAAAGAAGGCGAAGCACGCACCCAAACCAAAGAAGGCGTATACCAGCACATCGACGCTACCGGAAACTTTGAAAACAAAACGCCAGAAAACCTAAAAGACATCATTGGAAAACTGGCAGAACTGCAATGCCAAACCCGAAAAGTTAAGGCCAGCATGGAGCAAGACCACCGCAGCCCAAAAACATGGCTGGGTAGCGAAGGGGAAAACGTACTTAAGCTGCTGTCAGAACTTATGGAGACGGTGAAAAAGTTAGCAACTAACTGCGAAAAGCATACACATGCAGGACCACCACCTGATCAGGCTGCCGCTTTTCTGGCCAGGTCAAACGAGGCAGCGGCGCAAAAGAACAGGCTCGACCCAATCACCAAATAGCCAGCCACAACTACGCTTAAGCACAGTCAAATTCATCTACACCACCAGGACACAAAGCCGAATATAACTACGCTGGCCACAGCAAAAACATGCTGCAGTGTAGTTGTCTTTGTCTGTGCGTTCCGGCACGAATAGCCAGCCACAACTACAGTCGACAACAAAAAGCCAACCGTGACCATGCCGGCCGATAAAACCGTGACTGGGCTCAGGCAAACCAGTGTGACAAAGCCAGGTCATTTAACCGTGACTTGGCCAGAGCAATTGTGACCCGCCGGTCGATGTAAAGTGTGACCAGACGTTCGGTGCAAACTGTGACTGTCCGGATAAACTAACCGTGACCCAGCTCAAGGCAAAAGCTGTAACAAAACCACTGGATGAATAAAAGGAATTGGTTTAGTTTTAATGATCTTTGGGGAACATAAAAAAGGGAAGATATGGCACACACCATCGAAAAAGTAAAAGCCAGAGTACAAGAGCTAAAAGTAAGTGACGTAAGCTTTACTGGTAAAGAACTGAACGTATTGGCTGAAATACTTAAACCAGAGGAATACCTGCACACACTGACCAAAGGGCAGTACAACAACGGCGTTGGTTTACTTTGCACTACATCAATGCGGATCCTGTTTATCGACAAAGGGTTATTTAGCCTGAAGGTCGAAGAGTTCCCGCTCAAGTCAGTATCATCCATCAGCTTTGAAAGCGGCATGATATTCGGCACCGTAAAGATATTTGCATCAGGCAATAACGGCGAAATTAAAAACGCGCCCAAGGGTGACGCTAAGATGTTTGTAGATATCACCCGCAAGGTATTGGATGAGCGCGACGCACCAAAGGATAAAGCACCAACCATCAGCGAAGCAGCTGCACCGGTTGCTGATATCTATGAACAAATTGAAAAGCTCGCTGGCCTGAAAGAAAAGGGCATTATCACAGAAGCAGAGTTCCAGGCTAAAAAGACTCAGCTGCTGGGTATCTAAAGCAGCGTACACCACAAGCAACTAACCCAGCTAGACAAAAATGGCCGCCGCAAAATGCGGCCATTTTTTTTGCCTCCCAACCAACTACATCAGCAAACATCACGGTATCTGTACGGCATCAAACAAACCGCCTCACTGTACGCCAACACCACGCAGCAAACCAACAAAGACGACAGCGAACGAAAGTAGGGCGCTGATCACGCATCACAGCCAACCACAGGCGCGAAAAGGGCGCATTAGCACCGCATCACGGAAACCAGCGCCATGGAAAAAACACGCCACGGAATCCGCACTCTTCCTCACCCTCCTTCGCGCTCTGTTTTTGCGTTTTTTTTCAGTTTTTTGCCCCTACAGTTCATATACGCAAGCCCCGCCATTTCTAAAGGCTTGCGAGGATCGAAGGATCTGAAAGGAGTGCTGTTTTTTTCAGTGTTTTACAGTTTTGCACAGCGCGTTTGGTGGCATAGTGAAAAACTAAGTGCATGAAATAAAAGCGGATTCCGTGGATTCCGTGAGGTTTTAGGAACTGCCGAACTTTTGACGCGGATTTAAAAATGAAGGAATAACAATAACTTAACCGAAAACAAAACTGAAATAAAAAACGGGAGAAAAGGATCGTGCGGCGTCGGTTGCCAGGTGAATAACATCAAAGAAACTACGAAAAGGCCACGGAAAATGCTGAAATGCTTCCACGGCCAGAAAGAAAAGTTGCGTCATTTAACCGCTTTTACTTTGCCCGGATAAATCATTCACCAGCATAGTAAGGCTGTGGGCTGCGCTGACCAAAGCCTGCAGTTTGTCGGATGATTGCATGGTCTGAATTTTGACATTTAAAGACTTAAGACTGCGGGTGGTTTGCGCAGCTGACCACTTATAACGCCACAGCATAGCCAAATCACCGGCAGTACATCGGCCATATGGCGTATGCAAAACACCGTGTTCATCTATACGCATATCAGCCCAACCGTTTGCATACGGCAGATAGCCAGCAAAGTGGACATTTAGATGGCGGTGAGCAGCAGGGTGAGGTGTGTTACTTGCGAACCAACGCCTGCAAGTTCGGGCAGAAACTCCAAAGAATTCAGCCGCCCGATCATGATTGCTTTCATTGATACCGAACACAACCAGGTACATTTCGCAGAAGTCATTTAGCCTTTCACCCTTGTTCCGACGTGTAGAGTTAGTGTTTTTACCTTTATTTTTTGCACTCTCTATAGACTGTGTTTTCATTAGCTTAGCCTTACTTATTCCATGTAGTTATAAAAAACGGGTTCTTCCCGCTAAAAGTTAACTGCATAAAACAGGCCTTATCATACGATTTTTAACTAAAACCATCAAAAACCTAAGTTAGGTAAATTATGAGTGTTGGGGGCGCTCATAAAAAAACCAGCATAAATAGCAGATTCAACCTAAATAAGGAATTTAACATAATAATCATTATGTGACACTAAACGTGTTGGAGCCGAGAGGGATATATCCATATTTATCAATCAGATATCTGATATTCACATGGCTGTTGTTCTGCTGCTTATAGGCTATTACTTCCGATATAAACCTTTCTTTGCAGCGTTAAACTCGTTGATTAGAACACGAGCCTAAGCTAAACATGAAAACCATACACATCAACGTGTATGGTTTCCATCTCAAGATGAAGATTAATTGCGTGAAATCAGTTTAATACCACCATCGTAGCATTCAGTTGTTTTGCCTGAATCCGATATCACCTGAATATGATCAAAACCCCCGGCTGGCGCAGACTTCTCCAGCAAGTCGGTAAAATCATCAGCTACGTCGCTGATTTCATCTCCTTTTTGCTCTAAAGCTTCGAAATGCGGTCTGTGGCGTTCTGTGATTTCCTGAATTTCTTCGGCTAATTTTTGCTGTTCAGCCATTTTAACTTTATCGATACGAATACTGTGTTCATCTTCCTGATGCACAAGATCCGAAAGCTCAGCCATACGTTCACTGTGTTGCTCCATTTCTGCTTCAAAAGCTTTTAAAGGTAAATGCAGCTCTTCCATTTGTTGCTCAACAGCTTCTAAGCGTTGGTAAGCCGCGAATTCATCTGTGGTCATAGCGCGCTGCTGTATAACTTTACAGTTTTTAATAAAAGCAATTTGCTGCGGTGCTGCGGTAACGCTTGCCGATGCGGTTTCAGCCTGAGCTGTACAGCCAGCAGTGATTGCAATAGCGACAGATAATAAAGTGAAGGTCAAAGATTTTTGGAATTTCAT